CAACAACCTCTGGTCTTGGGGCTGCGCTTGATGCGTTGGCAACAACGTGGCATCGCGAGCCGCTACTAGAAAAGAACGACCGCGACCGAAAGAAACTAGCCAACGCAATGCGTGGCTTAATTCACGGTTACTACGACGAGATCACGTCGAAGCCGATTGTGATTGATAAGGCGCGTAACTGGCCGCTCCCAGTAGTTGTTTCTGCAATGGCTCAAGTGCTAGGCCACAAGCCGCGCATCATTGCCACAGTTCGTAGCGTGCCAGACTGCATGGCGTCCTTTGTCCGCGTGGCAAAGCCAGAAAATCTGGACGACTTTATCCAGCAGTCAGGACTTACGGCGCACCTAAAATCGTCCTATCAGGTCTTGCAGGCTGGCTATCAAGCCGATCCAGAGTGCTTCCTGTTTGTAGAGTACGAAGACCTGCTGGCTGACCCGCGCACACAACTTCAGCGCATCCACGACTTCCTCGGCCTCGACCCGTTTGAGTACGACTTTGAACGCATTGATGGATCGACCGTGAAGGAGGACGACGAGGGACTGCACGGTGTTGCTGGTCTGCACGACATCAAGCCGAAGCTAGGACGGCAGCACAACCAGTCGCCTCGCGATGTTTTAAAGCACCACTACAGCGAGTTTTGCCAGCCTGAGTTCTGGCTTCCTAAACCGCGAACCACGCCAGACATTGATCTTCTCGATTTACAACTGACGGCTTCGACGATGGGCAATTTTGCCGAGGGTCAACGGATCGCAGACAAACTAAAGGCAGAACGTCCCGGCGATCATCGCGCCGCATACAACCGCGGATGGTACGAACTGCGCGAAGGAAAGATTGAGGAGGGCTACAAACTGCTTCAACGCGGCAGGAAGGTGAAGATTGTCGGCGATGCCCCACCAAAAACTCCGCAGCCAGAATGGGACGGCAAGAGCGAGGGGACCGTGTTGCTCTACCTAGAAGGCGGATTGGGCGATCAGATCCATCAGGTGAGGTACGCTGGCGATCTCAAAGCACGAGGATGTCGCGTGATTGTTTCGTGCAGCGGTTCGCTGGTCAGCCTCCTGCAAAAGCAGCCTGACGTGGCTGCCGTTGTCCAGCATGGGGCAGAATATGGGGTCTACCACGACTATTGGATGGCTGGGATGTCCGGTCCTGTCTACCTTGGGCTAAACCGTAGATCCATCCGAGGAGATGCATACATCAACACCGACTTCAATGTTCCCGGTAAGAAGCTACGGGTAGGGCTACGTTGGTCAGGTAACAAGCAATTTGAGGCCCAGCACCACAAGCTGTTTCCAGCCCAGTTGTTCTTTGATGCCGTCAAGCGCGACGACGTGGAGTTTATCTCCCTTCAGCGGGATGCCGATCTAGAGTTCAAGCCAAGCTGGGTACAGGACGTACCACTTGAAACGTGGAACGACACCCACAAGGCAGTTAGCTCCTGCGACCTAGTAATTAGCTCCTGTACGTCTGTAAGCCATCTTTCTGCGGCTATGGGTATCCCCACTTGGGTTGTCATTCCAATTATGGGGTATTATCTGTATGCCGAACCCGGCAATAAGACGCCCTATTACAACTCCATGCGGTTGTTCCGCCAACAGAAGTATGGCGACTGGACCCACCCTTTTGAAGAAATTAAGAGCCTAAACTATTCCCATGAACTACTGCTTCGTTGAAAACGGCGTTATTGCCGACGGCCCCCGTGGACTTCCCCGTTCATGGCGTAATATCTCTGGCCTCGACCAGATGGATGATAATGGGCTTCGAGAGCTTGGTTGGCTTCCTGTCCGTCTTGAGGAGGGTGATGTTCAAGAGAAGTTTGTTGGCTCGGTGTTTGCCATCCTTCCTAGCGAAGTGGTGGAAACAAAGATTTGGCGTTCTTACACGGCTGAAGAGCAGGCTGAGATTGATAGTCAGAAAGCGGCTGATGTGCGTCGCCAACGTAACTCAAAGTTGACCGAGTGTGATTGGACCCAGCTTAATGACACCCCATTGGACAACGCCGCCAAGATTCAATGGACGGCCTACCGTCAGGCTCTCCGCGATGTTCCCTCTCAGGCAGGGTTTCCGCATAATGTAGTTTGGCCCACAAAGCCTTGATATACTAAGTCATGGCTCAAATTCAAAAAGGCACCACCTACGGGACGACCTCGCCGTCGAACCTAGTTACTTCGACCAATCTCAACAACCACGTTGATGATGCGGTGCTTTTGCCGGGAGCCATTACGGATCAGACGGCCAAGACCGTCCTCGCCTCTGCCGACACCATCCTAGTCCATAGCTCAGCCGATACGGCTTTGCGCAAGACTACGGCGGCTCAGTTGTTTGCCACCCCGCTTCCTATTGGCTCTTCTACGGCCAATTCCGGCAAGTTTACGAGCCTTGAGGTAACGGGGCAGTACAAGGGGTCGGTTACGGCTGTATCCCTGCTAGATATTGATTGCTCGGCTGGCAACTACTTCACGAAGACGATTAGCGGCAACTCCACCTTTACGTTTAGCAACGTACCCAGCGGCGCGTATGGCATGATTGTGGAGATCGAGAATACGTCCGGCACCATCACTTGGCCTGCTGCGGTTAAGTTTCCCAATGACACCGCGCCCTCTCTTAGCACGGGCAAGACCCATGTTTTCGTGTTCATCACGGACGATAGCGGTAGCCGTTGGCGTGGTGTGGCCCAAGTAAATTACGTTACTTAACATGAGCGTAATCACCGAACTCCTCTTCAACGCCGGAACGGGAGGTCTGTTTGGTCTCTTTGGCTCGTTGGCTACGAGTGCTCTTCGCATCTGGGAAAAGCGGCAGGATAACAAGTTTGCCCTAGATATGCTTGATAAGCAGGCTGCTTCCGCTGAAGCCCTAGCCGCTTGGAACGCATTTGCGGCCTCACAGTCCGCATCTGCTGCCGACATGACCGAGAAGGTGTCCCCGTGGGCAGCTAACGTCCGCGCCGTAACCCGCCCCTTCCTGACTATTGGCTTGGTACTTGGCTCCTTCATTAGCTTTTTCCTGATCGAAGACCAATATCTGAAGGTCGAAGCTATCCAGAGCTTTATGATGTTGGCCGGAACCGCCGTGGCTTGGTGGTTCGGTAGCCGGATGACCAGCCTGATTCGCAAATGATCTTCGACAACGACATCGTGAAGGTATTTGCCGTTACCGTTGGAGGCTCATTGGGAACGATTACACTTACTCAAGTGAATGAAATCGCTGCCTTTATTCTGGTGTTAGTCTCTATTGCCTATACACTTACGAAGCTAATTAAGCTTCTCAAGCGTGATGAATAAGAAGACCATGAAGTGCAACGTCCCGCGCCGTGATGTGCAGGGCGGGAAGAAGTTTGTGGTAAAAGCCTGCCAGAATGGGCAGGAGCGCATTGTCCGCTTTGGCGATGCCAACATGACCATCAAGAAAAACCAGCCTGCCCGTAAGAAGAGCTACTGTGCTCGGTCTGGAGGCATTAAGGGAAAGACCAATAAACTGTCTGCCAACTATTGGTCCCGCCGAGCTTGGGACTGCTAACCATGAAAGACCGCAACGAACGTCGTTATAAGAACCAAGAGCGTATGCTTTACCGCCGCATGAAGGAGGCCGACGAGGCCATCGAAGCTGCGGAGGACATGATGGAATACAAGGAGGACAATAAAATGAAATGTGGAAAACGTAAGTGTGAAATGGGCAAGCGTAAGCCCTGCAAGTGAAACGCCGCTCAACAGTTAACTCAGCCGGGGTTTACACAAAGCCCGGCATGAGGAAGCGTCTCTTTGAGTCTATTAAGTCTGGCGGCAAGGGCGGCAAGCCGGGCCAATGGTCCGCGAGAAAGGCACAGCTTCTAGCCCTCAAGTACAAGAAGAAGGGTGGCGGGTACAAGACGGCCAAATGAAGCCACAACAGCGCAGCTTAGCCAATTGGACCCGTCAGGAATGGCGCACCCTATCCGGCAAGCCTAGCCTCAAGACTGGCGAACGCTATCTACCCAAGGCTGCTTGGGAGGCTCTTAGCCCCGCTGAACGCGCCGCCACCAATAGGGCCAAGCGTAAGGGCATGAAGGCCGGAAAGCAGTTTGTTAAGCAGCCCAAGAAGATTGCTAAGAAAACCTCTAACTACCGATAACCATGCCACTCACCAAGAAGGGTAAGAAGATTAAAGCCGCCATGACCGAGGAATA